TTGACTCTTGAGTCGATGAAATCATCACCAATATGTTCCCCCTCGTGACTGTCGTTGGGAACCGTCTATCTGACATGGAGTTCGATGAGGTAAGCCTCGTCAACCGTCCCGCGAATCAGTTGAGCAAAGTGGTTTTGTTCAAGTCCGCCGATTCAGAGGAGCGTGCTGTGCCGGGTCACAAAGATAAGAAGATGGACGAGGACGAGGAAGAAATTTCCAAGCCCGGTCATTACGGAAAAATGGAAGACCACGATGACGAGGACGAGGAAGAAGATTCCAAGTCCGGTCACAAAATGAAGAAAGACGACGGCGAAGCCATCGACCTTCCTTCTGAGGTCTATGAGTACATCGACGCTCTTGAGTCAGCGAACGCCGAAATGGTGGATGAGCTTTCCAAGATGGCCGAGTACATCGAAGAGGAAACCGACATCCTCAAGTCGGCTGACCCGCAGATCGTTGAGATCGTAAAGGCTGCCGAGGAGCGTGCTGAGGCCGCCGAAAAGATTGCCAAGGCTGAGCGTGATTATCGCATCGAGCAGGAGTTCATCGCTAAGGCGGCTGAGTTCAACGCTCTTTCGGTTGACGCTTCGTCCCTTGGTCCGGTCCTCAAGGCTGCTGCCGAGGTCATGGACGAAGAGGCTTTCGGTGTCATCATTGATGCGTTGTCTGCTGCTAACGAAACAGTGAGCGAGTCGGGCCTTTTCTCTGAGGTTGGCAAGTCCACCTCGTTTGAGTCTGGTAGCTCGACCGATTCCATCGAGAAGGCGGCTGCTCGACTGCGGGAGGAAGACACCTCCCTTACTCACGCTCAGGCGATCAGCAAGGCCGTCGAGCTTGACCCTTCCCTTTACACCGAATACCTGCGAGGTAACTGAGCATGGCAACACAGTCTGCACAACCTTTCAAGACCACGTTGGAAGCGGCGGCTGACCTTTCGGCCAAGCAGTTCCACTTCGTGAAGCTTGATTCCAACGGTAAGGCTGCGCTTTGCGCCGCCGCTACCGATGTCCCCTGCGGAGTTCTTCAGAACAAGCCGTCTACTGGTCAGGCAGCGACCATCGTTGTGATGGGCGAAACGAAGATCAGCAGCGATGCCGCTCTCAACGAGGGCGATCTCATTGGCACTTCCTCTGACGGACAGGCCGATGCCAAGCTGCCGGGAACCGATACCACTGAGTACGTTGTGGGCCAGATGAAGACCGCTACTGGCGGTGCTGGCGTCATCGGAACTGCCCTTGTCAACTGCGCCAATCCGCATCGAGCGGCCTGATCCGAGGAGTAAAGAAAAATGCCTCAGCCAACCTCCAGCGACGTTCATGTTGATGCGATTCTTTCGCAGATCAGCGTCGCCTACATGCAATCGAATGATGTGTTCATTGCGAATCGCATCTTCCCGACCATTTCAGTTCAGAAGCAGTCGGACCTCTACTTCACCTACACGAAGGGTGATTGGTTCCGCGATGAAGCCCAGCTTCGTGCCCCGTCAACTCCGTCGGCCGGTTCGGGCTACGGGCTGTCCACGGGCACCTATAGCTGCAACGTCTATGCCATGCACAAGGACGTTGACGACCAGACTCGTGCTAACGCTGATGACCCGATCAACCCCGACCGGGAGGCGACCCAGTTCGTCACCCAGCGGATGCTCATGCGCCAAGAAATTGACTGGTCGAGCACCTACTTCACCACTGGAGTTTGGGACACCGACGTAGTTGGTGGCGTTGACTTCACGCAGTGGTCGAACTACACGAGTTCGGACCCGATCGAAGACATCGAAGTCGGCAAGGCGACGATGCTGAACGCAACGGGCTACTTGCCGAACACGCTGGTGCTCACCTACGACGCCATGCGTCAGCTTCGGAACCACCCGGACGTTATCGACCGGATCAAGTACACCTCGGCCAACGTGCCGACGGAAGCGACTCTTTCGTCGCTCTTCGGTGTTGATCGAGTCCTGACGGCTCGTGGCATTCGCAACACGGGTGCTGAGGGTGCTGCCGATTCGTTCGGTGCGATCCACGGTAAGAACGCCGCTCTGTACCATGTCGCTCCGTCTCCCGGCCTGATGACCCCTTCGGCGGGTTACCAGTTCGCATGGGATGGCGTGTCGGACGGGCAGGGTTCCACGGTGGGCATCTCCCGCTTCCGTATGAACGAACTTCGTTCGGATCGTGTCGAGGCCCAGATGGCTTGGGACTACAAGGTCATCGCTAGCGACCTCGGCTACTTCTTCAGCAACTGCGTCGCCTAATAGCTAAGGAGCTAAACCATCATGCCAAATCAGGCAACACGAGGACAGCTTCTTGTAGGTGATCTCATCGTTTCGGATGAGAACGCAACGTCGGGCGCTCCGGTCCCCCGCACTGCACGGGTGACTATGACTGCCGCCACTGGCAACGCTGCTGCACTCAGTTGGGGAAACCCGACGGGTGGCCGCATCATCGTGCAGAACGTGGTAATCGACATCACGACGGCGAGCGGCGCAACGACCACGATTGATGTGGGAGTTGACGCTGATGGCACCGGCACGGATGACACGCTGATTGATGGGAAGTCAACTGCTACGGCAGGGGTCATCTCTTCGATTGACGATGGTGGCACGAACGGCAAGGCTGCTCGGGCGCTTACTTCGTCGGAGTACGTCACTGGCTCGATCACCGGAACGATCGGCTCCTTCGAGGGAGTCGCTTACATCACCTACATCCCCGCCTAATGAGTCAAGGAGTGCCCCATAGTGGCCGTTGACCCGCTTCTCGAATCTATTACCCCGAAGACGGATTGGTACGTTATCATCCGCCGCTTGCAGGGTGACAGCCGGTTCTTTGAGCGGGGTGAGGTTGTCGATACATCCGGCTGGCGGCGAGTTGATGCACTTGTCGCCAACCGCTATATCGCTCCTCTTCCTCACGGGGCTAAGGTGCCGGAAAAGAACTCAAGTGGAGTTCGACTTTTGCAGCAAGCAGAGTCGGCACCAAAAGCCAAGAAGGCTGTGAAGAAGACGACAAAGAAAGCGCCCTCTACTCGGGCAACAACGAAGGACATGACTGATGGCTAGCGGCCTTTACGGAATCACATTCCTCAACATGCTGAACAACACGCACGCTGTTGATCTCGACAGTGACACGTTGAAGATCATGCTTGTGACCAGCGCCTACACGCCTGACTTCGGGACGCATGACTTCAAGGCTGATGTCACGAACGAGGTCGTCGGCACCGGCTACACGGCGGGCGGCGAGACGCTGACCTCACTTTCGCTTACGCAGTCGGCCGGTGTGATTACCTTCGACGCCGCCGATGTCACTTGGTCCTCTTCTACGATCACGGCCCGTGGCGCAGTCATTTACGATGACACGATTGCGAGCGACCCGTTGATTTGCTACATCGACTTCGGCTCCGATCAGTCGTCGTCGTCGGGTGATTTCGTTCTCAGCTTCAACGCCTCAGGCATCTTCACCATTGACCTGACGCCATAGCCGTAGGGGTGCCGCATGGCAGCTCCTGTTCTTGAGTCAAGCAACTCGACGGTCCCG